CAAACTTTGAATTTTTATCGATAAAAATTCAAAGTTTGTTAGTCTTACGTTAGCTTATTAAACTTAAAAATTCAACTTTTCAAGTTTTGGCTGTATGTAAAAATAACACATTTTGTGTCGTTTTACAATGCGGTTATCTTCCGCATGACCAACTCATACTCTTTCGGGTATGCAAGCTTTATGGCGCTCATGTGCTCATCAAGCACTTCCATCAAGCCTCCAAAGGGCGCGGCGCTGGCCGCTTCCACGAACTCGCTTTGCGGATTTGTGGAGTATGCCGCCGGGTACGACGCGGGAGGCAGCGCTTGAGTCTGCATTTCTGCCGGTGCCTGCTTTTCTTCCAGCTCATTCCTCACGGTGCAGAGGGCGGCAAGTTTTTCCACGCTCTGCCAGTCCGTCGATCCGCATTTCAGCTTGTGGATATGGGTGTTGATCTCGTCGATGTCCATACTTGCCGCCCTCCTCCCTTATGCGTTGCGCAGAATGTCTGCCGCGCGTTTGTAAGCGTCTCGCTCTGCGCCGGTGGCGTCCTGCATCATGTCCTCAATGTCAGAGATCATGCGCTCACGGCCATCCGTGCGGGAGTAATGCCCACGAACATAGTGACGGCCTCGGTTGGCATAGCTGTTGCCCCGGTTGTAACCGTTTCCGGCATCACGGCCGAAGGTTCCGCGCATATCGGCTTCCAACTCGCCTGTACGGCTGTACTCGCCGCCCTCGCAGTAATCCTCGATGCGGTGAATGTCCAAAATGATGTCCACGATCTCGCCGATCATCTCAACATCGCCCGGAGAGCGATTCTTTTTGTCGGTCAGCTCCATGAGCTCGTCGCACATCTCATCCTTCAAATGATTCAGTTTATCCAGCATGACTTTATCTCCTTTCTTATGCTACCCGCTCAACGATCAGATTGCTGTTTGCAATGCTGACTGCCTGCGTACTGGTGTTTTTAACCGCCACGGTCACGCAGCAGCCACGCGGCACCTCGATGAACGCAGCCACGAAAACATTGAAGTAATTTTCGACTGCCGCCGGGGTGACAATCGCGGTCGCGCTGGTCAGCGACTCACCGCCGACAGCCAGCGCCACGGAAATGGGTCCCACAGTGCCGCCGGTGGGAACGGCGATATTGCCGCCAAAACTTACCTTAAAGCGAGCACGGCACTGTCCGCTTGTCAGGCCCCGCAGGGTCACAAGGCCGCTGCCCTCACGGTGCATAATGCACGCGGGCGCTTTCACTGCGGTTTCGGTCAGGGGAAGGTTTTCACCCGCCGCCACGCTGACGGTGTTAGAGTTGCTAAATTCAGCCATTTTA